CTTCAGTATATGTAAAAGAATCAGCAAGAGCATTGGGCATTGAAAGATTTAATTATGATACTTGGGATCAATCTGAAATTCCATATAATGCAGAATATCCATTTAATAAAGTTGTTGAAACTGAAAGGGGTCATGTATTCGAATTAGATGACACACCAAATGCTGAAAGAATTAATATATTTCATAAACGTGGAAGTTGGATGGAGTGGGATCATAATGGTACATTAACTGATCGTGTAGTAGGTGATCGTTATCAATTAAGTGAAAGAAATACTTATGAATTAGTTGGTGGTACTAAAAATTTAACAGTTTATGGTGAATTAAATGCTGTACTTAAAGCTGGAGCAAAAATAAGAATAGATGGTCCAGGAGAAGTTGTGATTAATAATGATTGTAAAGTCACAGTTGCTGGTGATATGAATTTAAATGTTGGTGGTGAATTTAGATTAGTTGCTTCACAAATACGTATGGAGTCTAAAGGAATGGCTACATTAGGTGCAGCACAAGTTTTAGAACTAGATGGAAGTAAAGTTGATATTGGAAATGGATTTACTCCTTCAGGATTAGCACTTACTACGAATGAAATTATTGACACACAAATGCCTGTTATACCTGAATTGCAAATCAATTCACGTTCAGCAAGAGAATATTTTGTTTATGAAGTTCCTGATGAAGGAGATGCTCAATCTCATCGTGAACGACAAATACAACGTGGGTTATATATTCGTAAGAATTTAGATTTGGGTGTTGTTTCTGTTAAAACTATACCAACAGTTAAATCAGAAATTGAGACAGCAGAACAAAAATGTGAATACATTTATGGTTTAACTAATTATGAGCCAAACTTACAATTATCTGCTCGTATTCAATTAGGAGCATTAAATCGAAATGGTGGTATTCCTATCATATCACAAATGGGAATAGAACCAAAACAAATAGTTTGTAATTTAAAAGGAATGGCAACATATCTTATTGAGCCAATGAAAGATTTATTTAAAAACGTTTTAATTGTAAATGGATATAGAAACAATCAAATTCAAGCAGGATCTCCTGAAGTATCTCAACATTATACAGGTGAAGCTGTTGATATTATATTTTCAAGTTGGAATCGTGCTCAACATTATCAAGCAGCAATAGACTTAGCTTTATCTTTACCTTATGGATTTGATCGTATAGTATTATCATATGCAGGTAAAAAATCAGTTTGGTTGCATTGTTCATGGAAATATACAGGAAATAGATTTGAAACATTTACTATGAGAGATCATTTAAAAGTATCGGATGGTTTATCTTTAATATCAGAGGTTAAATAAATATGCCATTAGCAGCACTAGCAACTACTTTATCATCAGGGCATGGTTGTTGGCCAGCAAGATTGCCTGCAGGACCATTTAGTTTGAAAACAACTATAAATGGATTAGCAGTTCCTCTAGTCAATTATACAATCTATATTTCACATATATGTGGCATAATAGTACACAGTGGGTCATCTAGAAGAGTAGTATTAGGTTCAAATAAAGTTTTTATAGAAGGAAAAAAAGCTGTTAGATTAGGAGACCCAATAGCCTGTGGCGATTCTGTCGGACCACTTTGTTCACCAAAAGTTAATATAGGATAACTAAATATAATATGCCTACAAATACAAGAACATTTACTGATCTAGATCTTAATTTTACAGCACATCCAGTCAATAAGGATGTAGCTATAAAATATGATGAACAAGCAATTAAACAAAGTGTTCGAAATTTAATACTTACTAAAAATTTTGAAAGACCATTCCATAGCGAAATTGGTAGTCAAGTTCGTGGTTTATTATTTGAACCAGTCACTGAAATGTCTGTTTCAATTATTAAAAGAAGTATAGTAGATGTAATAAGAAATTACGAACCAAGAGTACAACTAGTTGACGTTTTTGTTAATGTTCGACCTGATGAAAATTACGTAGATATTCGTATTATATTTAAAATCATTAATACAGCTACACCAATAGAATTAACTTTAACACTTGAAAGAACACGATAATGGCAGAAACAAGTAGAAACATTAAAGTCACTGAATTAGATTTTGATGAAATAAAAAAGAATATAAAAACATATTTAAAAGCACAAAACGCATTTAGCGATTATAATTTTGAAGGATCTGGTCTTTCGATTCTATTAGATGTACTTGCTTATAACACACACTATAATGCTTTGTATTATAATTTAAGTGTTAATGAAATGTTTTTAGATAGTGCTGTTAAACGTTCATCAGTTGTAAGTCTTGCTAAATCATTAGGATATACTCCAACATCAAGTATTGCTTCAAGAGCACTTGTTGATATAATAATTTCTAATGTATCAGGAAACCCAACCACACTTACTATACCATCAGGAACTTCATTCAGTTCAAATTTTAGTGGAAGTAATTTTAATTTTTCAACTGATAGCACAATTACTGTTTCTCGTTCAGTCACAAATACATATTCATTTTTAAATGTTCCTATAATTGAAGGAAGATTATTACAGAAAACATATTCAATGGTCACAAATGGAATTTATGTAATTCCAAATCTTAAAGTAGATACTTCAACGATTAAAGTGAACGTTCAAGAAGTAGCAGGATCAGCAGCAAACACAGTATATACTCTTGCTGATAATTTTGCCACATTAACTCCATCGTCACGTGTTTATTTTTTAAAAGAAAATGATGATGGTAATTATGTTATTTCTTTTGGTGATGGTTTATTAGGATTTGCTCCAGCAAATGGTGCAAATATTCTTATAGATTATTTTGTTTGTAGTGAATCAGAGCCAAATGGTACATCTACTTTCACATACACAGGAAATGCATTTACAAATACAGCCAATGTATCAATTGCGACTAAATCAATCGCAGCAGGTGGTTCTGTGCCTGAATCTATAGACAGTATAAAATACAATGCTCCTAAAAATTTTACAGCTCAAAATCGTGCTGTGACTGCAGATGATTATAAAACACTTATTCCTAAATTTTATAATAACGTAGATGCTATTTCTGTTTGGGGAGGAGAAGAAAATGATCCACCAATTTATGGAAAAGCATATATTTGTATTAAACCAAAAACAGGAAATACTCTTACACAAAGTACAAAACAAATTATAATCAAAGATATCATAAAAGGAAAAAGTTTAGTGAGTATTATTCCTGAAATAGTAGATCCTGAAATATTATACATATCAATAAATTCAAATGTATATTACAACCCTAAAACAACAACTCGTAGTGCTGATACCATAAAAAGTATCGTGATTGATGCAATTAAAAACTATAACACAAATAATTTAAATAAATTTGATGCAGTATTTCGTGAATCAGCATTATCAATTTTAATTGATACTAGTGAAAGTAGCATTGTATCAAACATTACTAAAATTCAATTAAAGTATCTTTTAACACCACAATTTAATACAAATACAAAATATACATTTTCATTAAATAATCCAATTTATAGACCAACTTCAACACAAAATGCTTCTATTTCTGTTTCGTCATCAGGATTTAAAATAGCAGGAAGTGCAGATACGTATTATATTGAAGACAATGCAATCGGTAATTTAAGATTGTTTTATCTTACTGCTGCAAACGTTAAAATTTATACACCATCATATATTGGTACAGTGAATTATTCAACTGGTAAAATATCAATCGATAGTATTACTATAACACAAGGTGATAGTGATGGTAAAATAACTTTTAGAGTAGAGCCTGCTTCTTATGATGTAATATCTGTTAGAAATCAATTAGCATTTATAAGAGAACAAGATATAGAAGTAAATATTATATCTGACAAAATCGCTTCTGGTGAAAGTGTATCAGGAAAAGATTTTATATTCTCAACTAGTAGATAAAAACTATGCCAGCTTCAGTAAAAGCAACAGCATCAATAGTAGTTAGCAAACAAGTCCCTGAATTTGTAAGGGATGACAATCAAAAATTTATTGACTTTTTAAAAGCATACTATGAGTGGCTTGAAAACTTTTATCCACAGCAACATTTAGAAGATATAAGAGATATTGACAACACAGTCAATATGTTTGTTGAATATTTTTCAAGAGAAGTATTACAAAGTATTCCGAGAGAAGTTATATCAGATAAAAGATTCTTAGCAAAACATATTAAAGATTTATACTTATCAAAAGGAACAGAAGCTTCATATAAATTTCTTTTTCGTATATTATTTAACGAAGATGCTGAAGTATATTTTCCTAAAGTTGATATGCTTCGTGTATCAGATGGTAAATGGAGCGAAAGACAACTACTTCGTGTTATTTCTACCACTGGCGACGCTCGTAATTTATTGGGACAATTAATTACTCAAACAAGAGTATTTCCAAATGGTGATATAGAAAGAGCAACAGCTCGAGTAGAGAACGTAATTCTTTTTCGATATTTGTCACAAGACATAGCTGAATTAACATTAAGTAAAGATAGTATCATAGGAAATTTTAAACAAACAAATGATACTCAAACATATACTATTACTGGAACATCTTTTATTAATAACAGTCCAATAGTTTGCACTGTATTACCGATTATTCAAGAATTTTCAATTATTAATAATCAAGGTGGAACTTATAATAATATTGGTGACTTAGTATATTTTTCTTCACCAACAGGAGTCCTTGCTCGTTCAGAAGTGGGAGCAGTTTCTCCTGGATCTATTTCTGAATTAATTGTAGCAGCAGGTGGTACTGGCTATCAAATAGGAGATGTAATTAGTTTTAACAATACAGGAACTGGAGGACCTGAATTATCACCATCATTATCTGCAACAGGATTTGTTTCAGAAGTAGATAGAGATTCTTTTTTACTAGAAGACGATTCAGGAAAATTACTTTCAGAAGAATTAGGAGATATTGATATTGAATCTTCAAATTCAGGTGCAATTAAGAAAGCAACTTTACTTTCAGGTGGTGCTTTTTATAATAAACTACCTATATGTTCTTTACCAACTGGAGCTGGAAGAGCGAATGGTAAAATATTAGCAGCATCAAATAGTATTGGTAGAATAACAAATATTGTCACTTCTGAAAGTGGATTTGATTATATAAATCCTCCTTATTTTTTTGTACCACTTTCAGTAGTTATTAAAAATCCATCAGGAAATTTTTTAACAGGTGAGACTATTACAAGTTTGCCACAATCAATTCGTTTAGAAAGAAATACTGATGATAATTTAATATTAGAAAATGGTGATAAATTTTTAAATGAAAAACAACAAGTTGCTCAAGCAATATTAGAAAAAATAGATAATGATACACATTTAATTAAATTAAAAGAAGGAACATCTTTTAATGGATTTTTAAAAGAAGATGAGAGTGGTTATATATTAGATGAAGATGCTGATATATTTGTAAGAGAAGACTCAGGAAAATTTCAACACAACATGAGAATTAGAGGTTTAACTTCTAATACAACTGCAACTATTTGTTCTATTTCAAATCCAAATATTCGAGTAAGAGTGAATGCAGTCACTTCTCAAATTGGTGGATTTAGTTCTTCAGACGGACAAATATCTGAAAGTTCTAAACGTATTCAAGATTCTCTTTACTATCAAGATTTTTCATATGTTGTAAAAGTAGGACAAAGTATTAATTTATATCGTGATGCTGTAAAAAAATTATTACATCCTATTGGTTTGGCTTTATTTGGAGAAGTTAAAATTAAAAATACTATAAAAACAGATACTAAACTTAAAGTACAAACATTAAATTATAATATTCGTCAAATAATAGACTCAAAGATGAAAGCTGTAGGAAATTATCGTACAGCAGGAGAAATGTATGCTTCTTTAAGTAAAAATCAAATTATTTTGGGTATAACAGACTTTGTAGTTTCAACGCTAAATATAAGTGTATTATCTTCAGAATTTTTACCAACATTAAACTTTCCAAACCTTACACCACAAGAAATACATTTGTTGGATTTAAGAGTAGAAGTTATAGGATTTGAGCAAGCTAAACAGCTTGAGATTAATCTTGCTAAATTATTAACAAAAGTAAATAAATTAGATAGAAATATAGTCACTTTACTTGAAAAATCAACTCCTGCTTTCGATGGAAGTGCAAGAAGATATGGTATAAATTTAGTTGATCTTGAAAGATATAAATTTACTCATAAACCAAGTGTTTCAGGTACTAAATTTGCAAATATTAATGGAACTCCTGCATATACAACAGGTACATATGGATTAGTAAATACTTACCCAAATCCAAACTATAATTATTGGAATTATGGTAATACTCAAATCAAAGATTTTACTAACATAACTGTAGCAGAAATACTAAATAACCCTTATAGGAAAGTCAATTTTGCAATTGAAACAGAGATTGGTATTATCAGGCTTCCAGCATCAGCTTTAAGATTTTCGACAGACGATGCTCGATTCACGTTTGATGATACATTTACTATGGATGCAGATAGTGTAGAAATGGATGCATCTATTTACAAATGGGATAATAACAATTTATTATTCGACTTATACACATAAACATTAAGGAAAAATAACCATGGCAGCAATTATTTCAAACAAATTCCGCATTCATAATGCGCAATCATTTTTAGAGGGATTCGATGAAGCATCCCCAACATCAATATATCTCGGTATAGGTCGTCCACAAAGTTGGGCTGATGATAATTTACCAGATACACCAAAAGATACAGTCGGCGATGAATTATATTACTGGGATGATATGATCGCTTTAAAGCGAGTACAAGCATCTGATGTAATATTAGCAATCCCAAGAAGAGATTGGACATCAGGAAAGTATTATGACATTTATCGTCATGATTATAATGGTGCGACTGCTGGAGTAAATATAAACTCAGGTGGTGCTACAACTCCTGCAACTTTATTTGATGCAAACTTTTTCGTAATTACAGATGAATATAACGTTTATAAAGTTATTGATAACAGAAATTCAAATGGTGTTGTTGTTGCTTCTGTAAATAAACCAACAGGAACAGGAACTGCTATATTTTCTACAGCTGATGGTTATGCTTGGAAATATATGTTTACAGTTTCTCCTGCTAACGTTTTAAAATTCGTTTCTACCGATTTTATTCCAGTTAAACGTCTTGTGACGAATCCTGGAGTGACTGATGCATATTACAATCAATACCTAGTTGAACAAGCTGCTGTTGACGGACGTATTGATAACATTGTTGTCACAAATGCAGGATCAGGATATTCAAGCACTCCAACTGTTGCGATCGTAGGTGATGGCACTGGTGCTACAGCAACTGCTGTACGTGATGCTGGTACAAACACTATTATAAGAGTAGATATTACTTCAGGTGGTTCAGGATACACTTATGCTAGTCTAGTATTTACAGGTGGTGGTGGTGCAAATGCTGCCGCAACTGCAATCATTTCACCAAAAGGTGGACATGGTTCTGATTCTGTAAAAGAATTAGGTGGATTTTATGTAATGATGAATGTAAGATTAGAATACAATGATGGATCTGGCGACTTCCCAGTTGACAATGACTATCGTCGTATCACATTAGTACGTGATCCTTATAATTTTGGTTCTGCAACTGTTGCTACTCTTTCAACAAGAACAGCGACAAAATCATTAGCATATTCAGCATTGGCTGGTGTATTATTGAATGATAGAAAAATCGTAGGTGGTACTTCAGGTGCAGTCGGAAGAATTACTAGCATTGATACAGCGAACACAACTATTAGATACATACAAACAAGTTCAGATAATCCAACTGGCGTAGCATTTCAAACAGCTGAAACTGTGACAATGTATGCTGCTGATGGAACTACACCAACTGCTGTGACATTTACTTCTGGTGCTTTATCAAATCCAGAAATACAGCCAGATAGTGGAGATGTGATTTATGTTGAAAATCGTAGACCAATCAATCGTGCTATTGATCAAATCGAAGATATTAAAATTATCGTAGAAATGTAGAATTTAGTTTCTACTTTCTTAACAACTATATAAAGAAGCATGAGTATAAATTTCAATGTCACTCCATATTTTGATGACTTTAATGAGTCAAAACAATTCCTTCGTGTATTGTTTCGTCCAGGATATGCAGTTCAAGCAAGAGAATTAACTCAACTTCAAACAATCCTTCAAAATCAAATTAGTCGTTTTGGTGACCATTTCTTTAAAAACGGATCAATGGTTGTTCCAGGAGAAGTCAATTTTGATAATCAAGTACATTTCGCAAAACTAGAAGATTTATTTGGCAATACAAATGTCACATCTTATCTAACTCAATTCAGAGATAAAATAATTACAGGACAAACATCAGGTGTTAAAGCTGTTGTAATTGATACATCTGAGTGTGGATGTATGGTTCCAGGAGATAGCGATGTTGCTACTCTTTACTTTAAAATGACTGATACTGCTTCTGATGGAGAAACAAAAAGATTTATTCCAGGAGAAATAATTACTGCAGCTGCAGCTGATAATACAATAGCAAATAATTATCGATTAACAGCAAATCAAGTATCTGATATTTCAGTGACTGTTAAAACATTTGGTGACACAGGACAAGCTGCAACTGTTTATACAAATAGTCCGACAACTGATGTATTAGGTTATGGTACAGTTGTTGAAGTAAAAGAAGGAATATATTACATTGATGGTTATTTTGTAAAAAATCCTGAATTACATTTATATGTTGGAAGATTTACAAATACTGTCACTGCTCGTGTAGGATTTGAAGTTATAGAAGAAGTAATTACACCAGAACAAGATGCTACATTAAATGATAACGCACAAGGTTCAAATAACTTTGCTGCTCCAGGAGCACATAGATATAAAGTTTCAGTTGGTCTAAAAAGACTTGCTTTAAACACAACAGATACAATTAAATTTATAGAATTATTACGTTTAAAGGATGGTCAATTATTACATAAAGTTGATAAAACTTCTTATGCTGAATTAGAAAAAACTTTTGCTCGAAGAACATTTGATGAATCTGGTTCTTATGAAGTAAATAAATTTAATCTTACATCTAGAGAACATTTAAACACTGGTACGAATGGTGGTGTGTTTCCTGTTGCTCCAGCAACTCCAATTTCAGGAATTACATATGGAAACAATGATAAAATAGCAATCGCTGTTGATCCAGGAAAAGCATATATTGAAGGATATGAAGTTGAATCAATTTCAACTAGATTTTTAAGTATAAACAGAGCAAGACCAATTAATAATGTTGAGAATGGACACATATCAAGATTAGATGATCAACCTATCGGAACAACTGTAGGAAATTTTATATTAGTTAATTCTGTACAAGGTCTTCCACCAATAAGTTCATTTGGTTTATTATATCTTTGGGCTGGTGTTGATAATCATATCGGTGGCGTGACAATTGGTACAACAACTAATATAAACAAAACTGGATTAATCGGAACTGCTAGAATTAAATCGTTTCAATTACATTCATCTTCTTATTCTTCTCCAACTTTTAAACTTGGTTTATTTGATCTTAAATTAGAATCAGGTTATAACTTTGAGAGAGATGTAAAATGGATAACTGATGTTGGTGCAACTAATCCAATTGGCTTTTTCGCACAAGTAGATCAAACAACAGTTCCAGTATCTTTAATCGGTACAGTATCAGGATCTTCTGGTTCTGCCACAATTACAGGTGTTGGTACAAGATTTCAAGATGAATTTAAAGTGGGAGATGCTGTAGTTCTTACCACATCAAACACTTTTGTTGGATTTATAGATTCAATAGCTTCTCCAGTTTCATTAACAATTGATAGAAATTTAAGTTCAAACTATACAGGTGTTGTTTATGCTCGTGGGTCATCAACAATTTATAATCCTGAATTTCAATCATTAGTATTTAATACAGGAATTGAGAATACAAAAACATTACGTGGTTTAGACGCAGCAACACTTCAAGATACTGTACTTTCTTCTACTCAAACTGTAAGACGTACAATAACTGCAACTTCAACTGCTGGTGGTGATTGGATTCACACATTAACAGAAGCAACTGAATTTTTCTTAACTGATACAGATTTATCAAACTACACATTATTTGATAATGTAGCAAAAACAATCGTAAATTTAACTGCTGCGGCAATTTCTTTTGACAGTGAAGCAAATCGTAAAACTATCACAATCACTGGATTATCAGGGTCAAGAAGTTATACACTTTTAACAAGTATATTACAAATTGGTATAAGTGCTAGAGAAAAAATTAAAACAAAAACTTCAAATACACAAACTATAACAACTGCATTAGCTGTGACAGGTAAATCTATTTTATTAGATCATGCTGATGTTTGTGAAATTGTTTCTGTGTTTATGGCTCCAGGAAATTACAATTCATACAGTTCAGCTGGTGCAATTAATATAACTAATAGATTTACATTAGATTCAGGACAAAGATTATCTCATTATCAAAAAGGTGCACTAGTATTAAAAGATGGTGTCGGAGTACCAACAGGTGCTATACAAGTAGTTTATAGATATTTCTCTTACAGTGGTACAGGAAATTATTTCAGTGTTGACAGTTATTCATCTATACCTTATGAAGACATACCAGAATTTAAAATAACAAATCCTGATGGTACAACAACTACAATACCATTACATGACGTTATTGATTATCGTCCAGTAATTTCTGGATTAAATACATTTACACCAAACATACCAAAGATTGGTACAGATTTCAATACAAGCATAGCAAATTACTTACCACGTTGGGATAAATTAATTTTAGATAGTGTTGGTAATTTTTCTATTCTTACAGGTGTACCAGCATTCGAACCAAACCAACCAGAAGATCCAAAAGAAGGATTAGTTTTAGGAACAGTTTTCTTACCAGCTTATACTAAAAAAGCATCGGATGTACAAATATTTAAACGTGATAATCGTAGATATACAATGCGTGATATTGGTTTCCTTGAAAGACGTCTTTCAAATTTAGAATATTACACAAGTTTAAACTTATTAGAAAAAGAAACATCAACATTTAGTATTAAATCAGCAACAAGTGGTTTAGATAGATTTAAAAATGGTTTCTTAGTAGATCAATTTACAGGTCATGGTGTAGGAAATGTTCAACATCCTGATTATCGTATCGCAGTTGATAGTGCAAGAAGAGAATTAAGACCTATGCACTTTACAGATGCATTAGATATTATTGAAAATTTAGATTCAGGTCCGCAAAGAGCAAGTAGAGATTATCAAAGAACAAATGATTTAATTACATTACCATATACTGAATCATCATTTATTTTTAATCCGAATGCTTCAAGAACTATTGATGTAAATCCATATAAAATTGGTGCATTTAAAGGTGAGATTGAATTAACACCTGAAGGAGACTTTTGGAAAGAGACTGATAGAAGACCAGATTTAAATGTAAATGATGATAATGGTTATGATGCTATAAGATTTTTGGGTGAAAGATTAGGTGTGACAGGAACTCAATGGAACGAATGGTCTTATAACTGGACTGGATCAACTGACCAAGTAAGAACATATGAAACTTGGAATGCAGGATTTGAAGAGACAATTACAACTCAAACAGGAACACAATCACGTAATGGTATTCAAACATCATTATCAGGAAGTGTAAATCAAATAAATTATGGTGATCGTGTTGTAGATATTTCTTATATACCTTTTATTCGTCCAAGAACTGTATCAGTTATTGCTAGAAATTTAAAACCAGATACTAAATTTTATGCATTTTTTGATGGCATAAGAGTAGACTCTTCTTATGTTAAACCAGCAGATGTATTTCGTTTAACAAAAGTTGCTGGTGCTGCAGATTTAAACTTTAATGTTCAACAAACTATTCAAACAGTTCTTTCTGATGATTTAGCAAGAACAGATTCTCAAGGTGTATTTCAACCAGCATTTTATTTCGGAGATATACTAAAAAATTCAGAACATACACCAGTTGTAATCCAAACAGTTAATCATATAACAAATGCACTTGGTGAAACATCATTTACATTAACAGTATCTTCTGCTACAGGAATTTCTCCTGGACATCACGTTCATTTATATAACTTTGATGCAGTAAGAGCAAATCCTGAAGTTGTTTCAACTATAATTGAAAATAATTTTACTTCAACTATTACTACTTTTGGAAACAATCATTCAAAACAATTAAATTTAAAAATATTTAAAGTTATAGCAGTAGCTGGGACTACACTAACATTAGCAAAAATTGATGGTTCATTAATTGAACCATTTGATTCTTATACAACTGCAGTATATCCAGCAGGAGATGGTGCTAGATTACAAAGATTACAAGCAAGTGGTATTGCTAATTTTGAAGGACCACAAACATCGGCAACTATTCGAAATATTTCAATAATTAATATTAAAAATGGATTTGCTATTGGTGATGTATTAACTGGAGAAGTTGATATAGGATCTGGTGCTAAGAATCGTGTAACAATAACTGCAATTAATAATGGAACAGATTCTTCAATCGCTCCTACAATGAAATCAGTAGGAGATACAATTCGTACTGATTCTAATGGTTCAGTTTGCTGTGTATTTAATATACCAGAAAATATGTTTAGAACAGGAGAAAGAACATTTAAATTAATCGATAATATTTCAAATAATGATGCTGATTTTGATTCAAAAGGATCTGCTTCTTATATTGCATCTGGCACAACTTTAAGTAAAGAAAGAACTATTGTAAATTCAAGAGATGTAAGATATGTGCAAGATAGAGTATTTGAAGAAATCCCAGCAAGACGTACAACCACAACAACTCGACTACTTTACACTATTCGACGTGGTCACGATCCTGTAGCACAAACCTTTGTGGTTTCATCTAGAGGTGGTGCTTTTGTTTCTTCAGTAGATTTATATTTTGAAGAAGCAGGAGCAAGACCTATTATTGTTGAATTAAGAGTGACGAATAATGGTGTACCATCTTCTCGTGTAGTTCCATTTACAACAGTCACTAAATCTCCTTCTGAGATTAATACATCAGCAAATGGTTCAGCTGCGACAAACTTTAAATTTTTAGCACCTGTATATTTACAAGATAATGAAACATATGCTATCGTAGTAAGAACAGACGAGCCAGGAGCAAAAATATTCATTTCTGAATTAGGGGAATCTGATTTAATTACTACAAACATTATTACTCAACAACCATTAACTGGATCTTTATATCTATCACAAAATTCACAAGAATATCAAATTAATCCTTTATTGGATATGAAATTTAAATTATATTCTTGTATATTTGATACAAGTGTTGTTGCTGATGTTGAATTAAAAGCTAATCCACCAATTACACAAATATTAGAAGAAAACCCTTTTGAATTTACTCCATCAACTCCACATGTAAGAGTAAGAGCAAGAAATCATGGATTTAATTTTAATGATGTTGCAATTATATCAGGTGTTGCTCCAGGAATTTATGGTGCAACGTCACCAAATGGAGCACCACACACATTATTAAATGGTTCTCATTTAGTATTAGCTGAAGGATTAACAAAAGATTCTTTCATGATACAATTACAAACTACAGACGCTAATGGTGTAAATTTATTAACAGGTTCAACTGCTAACTTTGTAAAATCAAATGTTGGTGGAACTAACGTTTTATGTTCTCGTCAATTAAATGTAGATGCCATTTATTTAAAAACTAATGATTTAATCTTTACAGATACAAGTATAAATTATTTTGTTTCTGCTTCAGATGCTGCTGGTACACCTACTGATTTTTTACCAATAGTTGCGAATGAGAATTTTTATTTTACAAGTAGAAAAATAATTAAATCTTATGAGAACCAAGTATTACTTTCAACATCTCCTTTATTAAAGAGACCAAGTTTAAAAATACGTGCTCAATTAAGATCAAATAATCCAAACATATCGCCTGTGATTGATTTACAAAAAGCATCAATTTATGCTATTTCAAATTCAGTAGATAATAAAACTGGTTCTAATTTAAATGTTTCTGGTGTTGATAATCGAAACATACTAATTAATAACACAATCGTAGATTCAGATACTTTTATCAATGGAACAGGAACAATAACTACAAGCACTGGTTCATCAACAGTGAATGGTACAGGTACATCATTTACAACTGAAGCAAGAGTGGGTGATACAATACGAGTAGGAGATACTGCGATTGGTGTAATTTCTGTAATTACAAACGCAACTACAATCACATTAACTGCAAATGCTCTAGCAACAAACGCAAGTGGTGTCGCTTATAAAATAGTCGCAAGAGGAGTAGTTGAATTATCTCACAATGCTTCAGGAAATGGTCAATTAGTGACATGGATTGATGCTGCTGATAATTTATTAGCAAATACACAAATTGGAGCAGAACTAGTTTTAACAGGAATTTATGCAAATAAATTAGATGGAACTTATGAAATAGCGAATGTTGTTGAAGAATTTAGTTTAGATAGATATGCAGGTTCAGCAGATGGAAATAAAGTGACAATCACATTAGATAGACCATTCGTAAATATTCCTACAACAAACACTATGTTCCTTGATGTAGTAAATGACTTTTTAGAATTTAATTTAGATGGTGTTCAAACTTCTCTTACAAATAGCACTTCTATTACATCAACTGCAGATAATACATCAAAAATTTCAGCAGGTGATATTATTGTATCTTCAACATTATATGATGTTGTGACACCAGATGGTGGAACAGCACAAAGATTAGAGAAAAAAGTAGTTGGAACTGTGACTGCTGTCGCATCTGGTTCAATTACGATTGCAGCAAATGCTACAGTAGCAATTAGTGGTGTTGTTATGGCTGTAAGAAAATCATTAGCTTCTTGGAAAATACAACAGTACGATGCTTTTGTTGATGACTATGCTCCAACTGGATCTACAAATTTAGCTAACTATATAACTCGTACATTAGCATTAACAAATCCAGCAAATAATATTAAAGTTATATTTGATGCAAATATACCAAACGATACAGATTTAACTCTTTATTATCGTGCTTGGAACGATGAAGTAAATTTAAATACGTTAAAATTTAATTTAATAAATTTACCTATTACATCAAAAGATTCATTAGATGTGTTTAGAGAAAGAATTGCTACATTAGAGAATATTGCTGCATTTAAAAACTTACAGGTTAAGTTAGTATTTAAATCAACAAATCCTGTTTATGTACCAAAAGTTAAAAATTTAAGAGTAATTGCTTATAGTTAATATATGAAATTTGTTAAAGTGAAAGATCATCCTAATTTAAAAAGGGATATTCATACACAAGCAGTAATTAACACATCTAATTCTGAATACGAAGAATATAAAAAAATACAAGAGAATGCAAGTCTTCGTTCAAGAATAATAGAGAATGAAATAAATAGTCTTAAGAATGATATATCAGAAATTAAGAATATTTTAAAACAAATAGTACAAGGAAAATAAACAATGGCAAAACAAGCAGTTGTAAATACTGTATCTCAGGCGAATACGTTCGATCAATGGCGTGTTCAGACGAATGAAGTAATTACAAAAACTAATAACCAAGAAGATTACATTGGTGATTTAGCATTACTTGATAATGCACAACCAGATTTAGTTTCTGGTATAAATGAAGCACGTGGATTTTCTTTGGCTATAACAATCGCACTAGGATAATAGAATGGCAAATGTATTTACAAATGGTCTAGCAAGAGACGTAGGAACATCTCCTGTTAATATTTATACAGTACCTGCGAATAAAAAAAGTATCGTAATTGAACTAGATGTATGCAATAAAATAAATGCAGCTATTCAAGTTGATGCTTATATAACTTCATCAGGTTCAGATTTTTATCTTGTTAAAAATGCGCCAGTTCCAGCAGGTGGAACTTTGCAGCTTATATCAGGACAAAAAATAGTATTAAAAGCAAACGAAGTTTTAAAAGTAGTTTCAAACACAGCTACATCAGTTGATGTTGTGGCAAGTGTTTTAGAAGACGTATAATAAACTAAGAAATAAAAATGGCTTATATTGGTTCATCAGCAGTATCACCACTTACAACTCAAATTCGTCCAAGAGATGAATTTGTTGGAAATGGTACACAGAGAGAATATGTTCTTTCACAGGAAATTCCTGGAGGATTTGAAAGTAATGTTCTTGCTTTTGTTGACAACGTTCCTCAAGAACCAATCAGTGCTTATACTATTAAAGATATTCAAAGATTAACTCTTTCAAATGCTAGTACAAATAGTGTTAAAAATGTTACAATTGCAAAACCAACTGGAAGTATATACACAGGGGTTGTAGATTATTCTTTATCTGGAAATGTATATCAATCAGTGAATGCATTATTAAATGGAACTGGTGCATTTACAGGAAGATCTGCAAACACCTTTAGATTAGAACAACGTTTAATTTCAAATAATAATTTAATTGCTTCTATCACTTTAAATAAAACAGATTCACTTACTCAACCAAATCCTTTTGTTGGTATAACTGTATCTGGTACATTTTTAAATAATACAATAAATGAATATGTAATAATTTATGATGTCACTGCAAATGATTATTTGGCTTTCACACCAAGTGGATTAACTCCGAGAGCGAATACTGGAGCAATATTATCAGATGACAAATATTTTACAGTATTTTCTCATTCTACTGAAATAGAAGCACCTAAAATTTCTGATCTAATAACACAAGCTGGTTCAAATGCAACTGGAATAGTTGCAAATGCTACATCAAGTTATATAGATGTAATTCAAACCTCTACTGCAAATTTTGTCACAGTAGGAAATGGTGGACAATCTATTTCTTATAAAGAACCAAAATCAGTAAATTATTTAAATGATACAATCACATATGAAAACGTTATAGCTGGAACATTTTCTATAACTGCAGCTTCAACTTTAAAATTTAAAGCACTACAATTTACAGGATACCCAAAACAAGGACAAAAAATTATAATTAATCACTTAGGTGGAAGTAATTATCAAATAAATCCTACAGCTGGAAGTGTCACAGATTTAGCTCTATCCGACAACTTAAAAACTTTTACAGTTGATAAATTTACAGCTACACAAAATCAACAAACATTTGTATTATCGAAAGTTCCTGTAAGTGTTCAGAGTATTTTAGTGACTCTGAATGGAGTAGTACAAACTGATACAACAGGATATACTTTACAAAATGGGAACGAATTAGTCACCCAATCTCCATTAAATGCTGGAGTAAATGTGAACGTGCTTCATTTAGGATTTAGCACAGTTTCAAGAAATTCTTTCACAGATGGTTCTATAACTGCATCTGCTCTTCAAGATTTAACAATAACTGGAACTAAGATAGCTAATTCAACTATTACCAGCTCTAAACTTGCTGCAGGTACAGCGATTGCAAATATTGGATACACTCCACATAATCCAACATCAAACAGTCTTCAATCATATGCTGCAGCAGTCAGTTTTAATGGTGTAATTAATACAAATGGAAACATTGTATTTCCTGGATCAGCAAATCCAAGTGTAGACGCAAATACACTTGATGAGTATAGAGAGGGTGACTTTTCACCTACAATTGTTCCAGCTACAATCGGTGCAACTCCTATACAGTTATCTACAACAGCAGGGAAATTTATTAAAATTGGAAGATTAGTTCGTATAAGTGTTCGTATGGTTATATCTTCATTAGGAGTAGGAAATTCTGGTTCTATTAAGATTGGTAGCTTACCATTTCTAATAAATAATAGTGGTAATATAATAGATGAATATTCAACTATTTTAACTACAAATACCACTGGTATGACAAATCCATATGTTATTACTATACCAAATACACTAACGTTGCAAATTACTACTGATGGTTCAACAAATGCAACAGTTGCGAATTTAACAGCTACAAGTACATTATTGGTTAATTTAACATACATAGCAAACGTATAAAAATACTAAATAAGGGAAGTAAAATGCCTATTAGCAAAATTCTTTCGAACTCGATTCAAGACGACCTTAAATTTAAAGGAAAAGGCACAGGCTTGGTAGCAGATACAAGCAGTAATCGTTCGAACAGTCCTTCTACAGGAGATATGAGATTTAATACCACTGTGGGCAAATACGAACTTTATAATGGAGCAAAGTGGCAAACAATTGATCCGAGTGAAATTTCAATGGCAATGTCAATTGCTCTTGGTGGATAACTAACTATTTTTATATTATGAGATTTAAGTCCAGTGATGAATGGGATTGGGAAATAGTTTTTTCTAATCGTAAAGATAATTTAGTCCTTCAAAAAGCAACAGGCTTAAAGGATAAAGAAGGATGGATTGGTATTCCAAATGTAGAACTGTGTACTCTTACAGTTTTAAAAGAAGGATTAGTTTCAATTCGTGATTGGGATACAAAACAAGATTTAGGAGTAATGGGTCCAAATTTTAGATTCCATTATTCTAATATTATGAAAGGATATGGTAATCGAAAAGATTATTTCGGTAATACACTTCCTTCAGATGAAGAAATACTCAAAACAGCGAGTAAAACTCATGTAAGATTAAAGACTGTATCTGAAAAAAGCATATTTTATTGTGTTTCAGATCCACTCGATAAAGTAATATGGGATGGTTATTCAAATATATTGAATAATACACCAGAAATTTTTAAAATAAACAAAAATACATCTTTTTATAGATTTATCTCATTAGATGATAATATAAATATAGATGGTAAAACAATTGAAAAATATCGTCCTATTGGTTTGGACATCTATGATAAGAATATAACCTTTACTGGAAAAGGTATGTACTTAATTATAGCACCTATTGGTATATACAATAAGAGTGATAATTTAAACCCACGATATGTAATAACTGATAATTAAATCCTAAAGGAAACACGCAATGGCAAAAAAACTCTTCTTAGCATCTGATATTGATGTAGCTCAAAATGCAGTATTACTCGATGGTAATATACCAATCGAAAGACTTTTATTAATCACAAACGTCACAGCTGGCGCAAATAAAATTGTTTATAACTTTGCAGATAGCACTTTAGGTGCAACTTCATGCGCATACATACCAGCAACAGATCAAACTAGATTAGTTCTTGCTGTAAATTTTGCATCTGCAGCTGCTGGTCCTATTACAGTTGACTCTAAATTACAAATTTTTATAGAAGAAGAGTTCTCAAGAATTGGATTCGAAGAAGCCATGATCGATCCAGTGAACAAATTACGTGTATCAAATCCAGAAAACTTAATCGATACAGACTTTGAATATGGTTCTCAGTCAACAAAATGGGAAACACTTCAAACAGTTTTAAATATTCCTACAATCTATTCATCTTCAGGAGATTTAACTCTTGAAGGATTAGTTTCAATTAATACAACAACAAATTCAAAACAAGTAAGATGTGTATTTACACTTCCTCACAATCAAATAGTAGGAAATGCTATTCAAGTCACAGGTGTTAGCAATATCACTTGCGAAGGAGCATTCTTAGTCACAGGTGTTGTGAATTCAACAGAATTTTTCTACGAAATAGATCAAACTGCAATTGCAACAGAAAACGTTGCTGGTTCATATACTTCAGTTATTCCTGCTAAATTCTTTGAAGGATCAAATTTAATTTTAGATTTAAATGCAGTAGATGCATCAGATAATCCAGTTGCTCCTATTCAAACGAATGGTGCATCTCCTTCAACATTAACTATAAGAACACTAGAACCACATGGTCTTAAAGTTGGAACAAAAGTTTATTTAAGACAAACAATCGGTCCTAAAGAATTAACTATCACAGATCCAACTACAACTGCTCCAGATGGTCGTCCTTTTATAGATTCATCTCCAACTATTACTGTTGTAAATAACATTGATGGAACTTCTTCTACTGGATCAGCAGATCTTCAATACGATCGTCCAGTTGTTACATGGGATTGGCAAACTACTTATAGTAAATATTTACAAACTTCAGATATTAACGCAGCCACAGATGAAATCACTTGGAATAGCCACGGATTAACTGCGAATGCAGCATTACTTTTTAACGATCCAATTCGTGGTGATGATGTGACTGCTACAACAAATGGTGGAATGACTGATGGAACAGTTTATTATGCTTCTATCGTAGATGCAAATACAATTAAACTAGCTACAGATTATGGTACACTTGCAAGTTTTGTAAATCTTACAGCAATATCTACAACAAGAGGATTCCCTAGACTACAATTAGTTTATAAAGTCGAGGGTAGACAAGATAGTACCAGACACACTGCTTTCTTTACACGAAACGTGACTACAGGTGCTACAGGAAATTATGATGTAGGTTATATCAATAATACAAACACAAACTCATTAACTTGGAACTTGCAAAGCATAATGGGAGCATCTCGTGTTCCAACTCGAGGAATAATTACTCAATTATATTTTGAAGGTGCAAACACTGCAGGAAGTCCAATTAATATCACTTACATAGCACGTAATTATTTAAACCTTGGTTCTGGTAATATTGGTTATTCTCTTGGTGCTAAAGGTGCATCTCCTGGAAATGAATTCCCTAATACAGATGTAACAAGATGTTTTTATGTTTCAGGTGGAAGTTATTTCATAGATATTCAATATCAATTTGGTGCGATTAACAGAGATAAATTTGGTAATCCTACTTCAAACTATCGTCACATTTATTACATATCAATAGATCACGTACCAACTGCTTTAAACACATCACATTCAGGAGCAGATTTTGCTGGAGCGACATACGGAAAAGGATTGCGTCCAGGAAATAGAATTATAGGATTCCAAGGTCGAACACCAAATGGATCTTCAACAAATGGTTCATCTGATGGTTTCACATTCCAAGCAAATACAAGAAATAATGGAAGATATGGAACTTCAAACCCTCCATACAATTTTCAAGTAAGCAATACGAATACTCTTGGAGGTTTTGATATTAATTATCCAGAAAGTGGAACTTCAAGTTATGGTAGTTCCTCTGAGATATATTACAGTTTTGTTGATGATTTAACTGCTTTAAAAAATACATTTTATGCTCCAAGCCATGGAATTACAAATAATGAGACTTGTACACTTGCAATCACTGGTGCTGGATACTCTACAACAAATAGATTTGCATTCGTAAATTCTTCATCAACAGTTGTTCCTTATACTGTTTCTGATATTTCTGTGACTGCAAACGTTGTAAACGCAAACTATTTAAGATTCACATCTAGAACTACACCATTTACAAATGATATAGCTTCTTTCCCAGCAGCTTTCAGTATCACGAATAACAAAATAAACGTTCTTTATAACACAATTTATATTCAAAACCACAAAATATCAGGACAAACAACTGCGACTTATTCAACTGCAGGTACAGCAATTGGTGGATTAACAAGTGGCACAAACTATTCTCTTCAATTCGTAAACGATTCTCGTTTAATAATTAAATCTGCAAACGCTTCTGGAGCTGGTACTGCTACAACAGCATCTTTTGGAAGTACAAGCACTGCATTAAACCAAGCATTTACTGTAAATATCCAAGGACCATTAGGAACAGCACCAACACAATGTACTGTGACAATGATACAACATAGAGGAAGATTATCAACTTCAGCTCGTTTCTTGAGAACAAGGTTTGCTGATAACATAGTATATAACATTGGTGCAGTAAACGGACAAGATTCAAGCATTTTCCAAAATGAACCAACATGGGTTCCGAAAGATATTTCATCGTTCTTAACTGGTTCTCCAGTTGGTGTGACTGTGACTGTTTCTCCAACATCAGGTGTAAGCTCTGCTGTTCCAGGAATGTCAAACTGGTGGGAACTTAGACTTGTTGTTTCAGCTACAGTAGGAACAATTCTTCTTACTTCATCAGGTTCAGGTGTTCAAACATTTAATGTTCTTTCTCAAGATGGTGCGTATGATGGTATCTATACAATAGCTAGTGTACCAAATTCTGAAACATTTACAGTAAATGCTCCATTTAAAATTCCAGCAAGAACATATAGTTTTGATTCTCGTTCTGATGCGAGTAGTGGTAATGTCAATTCAACAAATGATACAATCGTTTTAGGAACATTATCGAGTCCTTACAATCCTACAAATTTCTATCCAGGAGAATTAGTATCATACGTTCCAGGAGGAGGAAACACTGATATAGTTGGAGTCGCAGGAGTAGATAATAATTATCTTTATGCAATCCCTGTATCTGAGATAGCAATTAGTTTAGCTAACTCTTATGTTTCAGCAATTGGTGGACAAGTTTTACAATTAACACCAACAGCTGGTTCTCAAACTCAAACAATTCAAACAACAAACGTTTTGAAAACAACTAAACAATCAGGATCAGTAAGTGGAACATCTGGTGCTAGAACAATTATTGGTTCTGGTACAAGATTCTTAAGTAAATTCAAAAGATTTGATTCAATTTATATTTACATTGCATCTAGATTTTATGAATTCATTATTGATCGTGTTATTTCTGATACAGAAATGTCGACAGATCCAGGACTTCCAGGATTCCCATCTACATTTACAACTGTAAACTATTCTACAATTAGTTCTGTAAATTTACGTCCAGATGGTTTCTCTTTACATAAATCGTTTGACGGAGGTATTGATATAACAGCAGGAACTTCACCAAACAGTAAGATTGTTCGTCAATCACGTAAATATTTTAGATATCAATCTGGTAAAGGTATTCAAAACTCATTTGCGATTAACTTCTCGCCTTTGAAAACTTTACAAAAGCTTGAGTATGTAAACATTGGTGGTGGAACTCCAAATGCTATAAGAGCAACATGTCAAGAACCACACAATTTAATTGTAGGAAATAGAGTAATTATTGACAAAGCTATTGTGACAACTGGAAATAACGTTTATAACGGAACATTCCCAGTTCATTCAATAGAAAATATTAATACATTTACATATCTTGTTGGTGCGGTACCACAACAACAAAGTGCTGCAGGATTCCCAGAATATGGTAGAGATTCTTGGTCACAATCATCAATTCGTGCAGGTATGTTCGATGATGCAAATGGTTTCTTCTTTGAATATGATGGTCAAACATTATATGTTGTAAGAAGATCTTGTACACTTCAATTATCAGGAAATGTAGCTGCAACTAAAAACTCTCAAGTTATATCTGGTAATAATACTTCATTCCAATCACAATTAGTTGTTGGAGATCACGTACAGATAAGAGGACAAATATATCGTGTTATCTCAATCGACTCTGATTCTCGTATGGTTGTTCAACCTCCTTATCGTGGAATTACAGCTAGTGGAATCAAAGCAACAATTCGTGAAGATGTAAGAGTCCCACAATCTCTATGGAATATAGATCCATGTGATGGAACTGGTCCGAATGGATATATTTTTGATATTCATAAAATTCAAATGTGTTATGCTGACTATTCTTGGTATGGTGCTGGTAAAATAAGATTTGGTACAAAAGACGCCAAAGGTCATATTCATTACCACCATGAATTTGTACACAATAACAAATTAAATGAGTCATATTTACGTTCAGGAAACTTACCTGCAAGATATGAAATTGAAAACGGAGATGCTCCGACATCAGCTCCTACATTATTCCACTTTGGTACATCTGTAATTATGGATGGTACGTTTGATGATGACGATGCTTACTTATTTACAGCACAGTCAAAACCTTTCGTATTTGCACTTGGATTAACACAAACTGTTACATCAACTGCAAACAGTTCATTCAGTGAAATTACATTAAACGCACGTCGTGTGTTTGTGTACTCTTTCCAATGTTCTGAAGCAGATGCGAATAAAGCAATTGTGGGACAATTAATTAAGGATGCGACTAGTAATATACCAGATGGTACTTATGTTTCTCAGGTTCAAAAAGCTGGAGCAAGTTCACGTATATTTACGTCTTTCCCAGCAACAACATCAGTTCCAAACAATCCAGAAATAGCAAGTAATACAACCTTTACAATTGGTGAAAACGCATTCGGAAATGGAGCAGTTGACTTAACACGTCCTATTCCTCTTATTTCGATTCGTTTAGCACCTGCAGTTGACTCTGGTATAACTGGTGCAGTAGGTGAAAGAGAAATTATAAATCGTATGCAAATGAAATTAGACTCAGGTGCTGTCACTACGAATAAATCATTAAACGTGTTTTTTATTCTAAATGGAAACCCATCTAAATTGACTTTTGAAAAAACTCAATCTCCATCTTTATCTAACGCAATATCTCATGATACAGGTGACATTATTAAAGATGGAACTGTTATTTTCTCATCTCAAGCTTCAGCTGGTACAAATAACTTTGTGCTTAGTGGGTTAATTGATATGGGTAATTCGATTTTAGGTGGTGACTCAGTTTATCCTAATGGTCCTGATTTATTAACTATTGCGATTCAACCTACGGATACTTCAACGATTACACAAGCTTCACCATTAATCGTGACAGGAAAATTATCTTGGTCTGAATCTCAAGCTTAAAAGGAAAGAAATAATCCTATGGCTTACTTGGGTAGAGATCCAATACATGGTAATTCTGAAATACAAGTGTTTGCTCCGAATGGAAATTCGACAACATTTGCTTTAGATTTTCCAATAGGTTCAGCAGGAAGTATTCTTCTAGTTAAGAATGGTTTAATTCAAAAACCAAGTACAGATTACACAATTATAAATGGGGGTAGTGCTATTTCCATAGCAGGTGCTCCCATTTTAGCAGGTGTTAATTTATTCGCAATTTATCTTTCAACACAATATCTTCAAAACACAATTCCTGATAATTCGATCAGTGCTGATAAACTTTCATCTACACTAAGAGGTAAATTTCCTAGTGATGTTGTAGTCCCAGCAGCTGGTTCAACAACACTTACTTATGGTGTTGGTAAATTTTTTATTTTAGGGAATGATCTTAATTATAGTTTAACATTACCAGCTTCTCCTTCGATTGGAGATATGTTTTGGTTTAATAGACCAGCAGGATCAACTGTTGGTGCAATTACTGTGACAATCAATACAAATAATCAAAATCTTTCAACAGGACAAGGTACTATAACAGTACAAAATAGTGCTAATGCAACTATTACTATGACAGGGCAATCAGCATTTACGTCAAATGATAGAAAAACACGTTGGTTTGTATTTTTAGGAACAGTTGGTGGTACAGATTTCGGTTGGTTTGAGTATAAAATTGATGCTTTTTAGTTTTTAATTTTAATAAATAGGTATAGAAAATGGCACAAATAACAGATTTTTTTATAGATCAAGGATCAGATTGGTCTGCTATTTTAACATTTAATAATAGTGATGGAACACCAAGAGATTTTACAAATTGTACAGTTGGTGGACAAATGCGTAAAGGTTATGGTTCAACGACTTATACTGCTATAAATTGTACATTTCCTGCTCCAGTCACAAGTGGAAAAGTTAAACTTGCTTTAACCAATGCAACTTCGTCAGCAATGAAAGCTGGAAGATATGTATATGATGTTGAATTGACTGATTCATTCAATGCAAAAAGTAGATTAGTTGAAGGAATTATAACAATAACACCAGAGGTCACAAGATAAATGGCTGATACACTAACAGTAAGTATAGATTCACAAGGTAGTCCGATTAGTCCGAGTAATACTACTCTGACAACTTCAACTACAACAGCAGGTAGTGGTTCAACAATTACAACAATAGGAATTCAAGGAGCAAGTGGTGCTTCAGTACCAATTTCTGAAAACGTACAAGTTGATATAGTATCAGAGGGATTAAATAATGGGTCAATGTTAGTTTATAAAACAAATACTTCGAAATGGACAGCAACAAAAACATTAAATCTACAAGTAGTAGATAGTGGAGAATTTTAATAGGAGAAAAAAATGGCATCAATTATAAGAATTAAACGTTCGACAACAGCAGGTAATCCTACAACACTTGCTGCAGGAGAACTTGCATATTCAGGTCTAGCAAATAACGACTCGAATGGTGGTGATCGTCTTTACTTAGGACTTGGGGCTGAAGTAGCTGGAAATGCTGCAAGCCACTTAGTTATAGGTGGAAAATACTTTACAGATTTATTAGATCACACTCGTGGAGAATTAA